TGTTAATGTAGCTCTTTTAACACAACTATTCCAGGGATACATTCTTAATGTTTCATTTAAAGCTTGATCAAAAAATACATTACATAATTTTGCTGATCTTATTGTTCCCTCATCTGTTGCTTGTGCTGTATCTAAAGATGCTATTGTGTCAGCACCAACTTTTAATAAAGCATGATTGCAAATATCTATTTTAGTAAGTGCCATATTTCTCCTAAAAAAAGTAGGTCTTACACTAACCGAGAAGGATGGTTAGATGCCTACCGAATTACATATTATTTGTTAACGTAGTAGAAAACTTTTCCACTAAATGTTTTACTTGCATCAAGACCAGCGTTAGCAGTAGTTATTGTAACAAGACCAATGTCTGTTGCTGGAACTTCAGCTTGTGCCCATCCTGTATGTAATGCAAATGCAGCATTAAGACCTTCAGTACCTTCAATACCAGCGGCCTTACCGATAGTTGTTCCATCAATCTTTGGAATTAAATCCAAAGTTGTACCACTACTTAAAGCAGCAGAACCATTGATAGTAAAATTTAAAACAACTGCATCTTTACCAAGAACTAACAAGTCTAGGACATCTCCTGTACCTGTATTACTTCCATTACTGATAGTAAATTTAGCTGTTCTAACTTGTGCTGCATTAGTAGTAGCATCAAATAATCTTTGATCTCCTTCTAAAACAGAAGAACTAGTTATTGCGTCTGCAGCAGTACCTGAAGTACCACCATAAACTTCAATAACTTCATTTGAACGTATGTTTGCCATAATTTAATCTCCTAATTAAGCAGCTTCGTTTACACCGATTTGAACAACTTTCTTTTCTTCCATACGAACAGCACCTGTTCTCATACAAGAGTAAGCGTAGTAGTTAAATCTCTTATCGTCACGTTTGCTAATCTCTGTCATAATTTGAGGATTAGTAACTTGACGCACGGCAGATCGTGTATATGCAACACAACCTCTGATATTTGCAGCAGTTCCACCACCACTAGCAGCAACAGGA